GTCAAATCTTCGACCCATCTGGTGCACTGCTCAACGAACCAAGTGTTGAATGCATCGATGCCGTCCGCTTTTTAACAAGCGTGTTCGGCAAGATCGAGCGCAGCGCCTCACCGAGGCGTGTAGCTCGCGCAATGCGACAGTTCGTTGAGATTGAGCAGGAACTGGAAGCGTTCGATACCAATAGCTTGGAGGAAATTCTTCCCCTCTTTCGCCAAGCATCGACGCTCCTATGGGCTGATGTGTTTTCACATGTCGAGAACACAATCCTCGACAAACATCAGCTCGCTCATTCGTGGCTTGCCGGACAACTAAAGTCCGGACCTCCCATTCAACAGGAGGAGTCACACAACTTTGGAGACAGAAATGTTTCCCAAGTCACGAATGACGGACGAGGCTCAACTCTCAAGGTCTCCGTCGACCCCATGGACATCGTCCTGGGTATCGACAAGAGGATGAGAGAAGAGCGGCCAAAGCCATTCTGGGGCACTTTCGTACCCCAGCGCGGCTGCCATACGGAAGGCCTGCAGTTCGAAGACAGCGATGTCGTCGATCCCAGGAACATCTTCCAGCTCGTCCCCAAGCACGGTCCCGGTGTCACTGCCGACAGGCTCAGCGGAAACGCTAAGTATTCTGTCGGTCAGTGGAGTCGGAGGCTCGAGAGCGTGTTTCCTTACGGAGATTACGCTCTTCCTCAACTCGCTGATGAAGACGAGTTGGACCGTGTCCAGTTCCTCGAGCCTGGCGCTGAAGTGCCTGTAAAGGTCACTCCAGTTCCTAAGACGGACAAGACACCCCGCATCATCGCCGTGGAGCCCACTGCTATGCAGTACATGCAGCAGGCCATCATGTTCCAGGTTGTTTATCGCCTGGAGCACTGTGACGAATTTCCGCCACCCTTGGGTGGTAAGAAGTTCGACCTCGGCGGAATGTACGTCGGCTTTACAGACCAGGAAGCAAATCGCTTCCTTGCTCGCAAGGGCAGCCTCGATGGCGGTCTCGCTACGCTCGATCTGAGCGAAGCATCCGATCGTGTCTTGAATTCTCATGTGCTTCTCCTGTTCGAAAGGTTTCCTCGATTGTCTGAGGCGATCCAAGCGACCCGGAGCACACATGCGAACGTACCTGGTCAGGGAGTTATTCCCTTGTCCAAGTTCGCGTCTATGGGCTCTGCTCTCTGCTTTCCCGTAGAAGCAATGGTTTTTACAACCATTGTTTTCTGCGCGATCGCTTATGAGAGCCGTGTGCCAGTGAACCGCAAGCTCATAATGAGCATGCGGGGCAAGGTGCGCATCTACGGTGACGATATTATCGTCCCCGTAGAATTTGTACCTCGAGTGATTCAGTTCCTTGAGATGTTTGGTCTCAAAGTGAACAAGGACAAGAGCTTCTGGAATGGCAAATTCCGGGAGTCTTGCGGAGGCG